ATATCCACTATTACCGCGGCGTATGTTGCGTGGATGATGATGTTCCACAGAGAAAAGAACGTACTGGTAATCGCAACTAAGTTTAGTACTGCTGCTAACTTAGTTAAAAAAGTTAAAGCAATAATTAAAAATTTACCACCCTGGTTAAGAATATCAAATGTTGATATTGACAACCGTACTAGTTTTGTGTTATCTAACGGGTCACAGATAAAAGCTTCTTCAACTTCTGGTGATGCAGGTCGTTCTGAGGCCCTGTCACTTCTTGTTATCGACGAGGCTGCTCACGTTGAGGGGCTTGAAGAACTCTGGGCTGGGCTTTATCCGACTCTATCAACAGGTGGTCGTTGCATTGCTTTATCAACACCAATGGGTGTTGGAAACTGGTTTCACAAAACATACACAGATGCGCAGAACGGAGACAATGAGTTTCATA